GCTCGAGGAATACGAACACGCGAAGGCGCGGGGTGCAAAGATCTATGCCGAGGTGCGCGGATACGGGCTCTCCGGCGATGCCTTCCACATCACGGCGCCTTCGGAGGATGGCGAGGGCGCGGAACGGTCGATGCGCAATGCGCTGCGCAATGCCGGTCTGCAGCCTGGCGATATCGACTACATCAACGCGCATGGCACCTCGACCATGGCCGATACCATCGAGCTTGCCGCCGTGGAGCGCATGATGGGAAATGCGGCAGGCAAGGTCACCATGTCCTCGACCAAGTCGGCGACAGGCCACCTACTGGGGGCCGCGGGCGCCATCGAGGCGATCTTCTCGATCCTTGCGATCCGGGACCAAGTGGCGCCGCCGACGATCAACCTTGACAACCCGGCTGTGGAAACACCGATCGATCTGGCGCCGAACGCCAAGCGGGAGCGGGAGATCAACGTGGCCCTATCAAACTCCTTCGGCTTCGGCGGGACCAACGCAAGCGTGATTTTCGGGAAGGTGCAATGATCTGGCGGCATATCGCCTCGAATGCGATCACGATGCTGATCGTGCTGCTGTTTCTCGTGGCGGGGCTGATCCTCTGGGGGCAGGGGCAGTACCGGGGCGCCGGACCTTTGACACAGGCGATTTGCGTAGAAGTGCCGAGCGGCTCGACCATGCGCCGGATCAGTGAAGAGCTCGACGCGCAGGGCGCGGTGACCTCGGCTGCGATCTTCCGCATGGGAGCGGATTACGCCGGCAAGACGTCCGAGCTGAAGGCGGGCAACTTTCTGGTGCCGCCTGAGGCGTCGATGCAGGAAATCGTGGATATCGTCACCCGGGGCGGGGCGAGCACCTGCGGCACGGAGATCGTCTACCGGGTAGGGGTCACGGAACTCGACGTGCTGGTGCGCGAACTTGATCCGCAAGCAGGCGCGTTCGTGGAGCTTGCGGAGTTTTCACCGGGAGAAGAGGCGACGCCGTCCGAGTATACGGACCGCAAGGCCCGGACCGGCACGCGGTTCCGGGTCACCGTTGCAGAGGGTGTGACCAGTTGGCAGGTCGTGGAGAGCCTGAGGGCGATCGACGTTCTGAGTGGCGACGTGGCAGAGGTACCGCCGGAAGGCGCACTGGCGCCCGAGAGCTATTCGATCCGTGTGGGCGCCGAGCGCGGCTCCCTGCTGGAAAGGATGCGGCTGTTGCAGGAGGAGCGTGTGGCGGGCATCTGGGCTGCGCGAGCGCCTGACCTGCCCATCGAGACACCGGAGCAGTTGCTGATCCTTGCATCGATCATCGAGAAGGAGACCGGCGTGGCGGCAGAGCGCGAGCAGGTCTCGAGCGTTTTCGTGAACCGGTTGAACGAAGGGATGCGGCTGCAGACCGACCCGACGGCGATCTATGGCGTGACCGAGGGACGTGGTATTCTGGGTCGTGGGCTACGGCGCAGCGAACTGCAGGCGGCCACGCCCTGGAACACCTACGTGATCGAGGGGCTGCCCCCGACCCCCATCGCCAACCCCGGTCTGGCGAGCCTCGAGGCTGCAGCGAACCCGGCCGAAACCGACTACCTGTTCTTCGTGGCCGATGGCACGGGCGGTCACGCCTTTGCCCGCACGCTTGCGGAGCACAACGAGAACGTGGCGGTCTGGCGGCGGATCGAAGCCGAACGGGCGGAGAACGCGTCAGGCAATTGAGCTGGCCTTTTGCCTTGTTTGCAGGGGTCTGCTGCATCTGTTAACCGAAAGGTTAAAGGCACCGTACGGTTAAGGTACTGATCTATAATCGAAAAACCTTGACTTTGCGTGCGGTCTAACGTATAAGTTGTGACATGCTAGAAGAAGTGAGGGACGATCCCGGGCAATGGCCTTGGGGTCGTTTTTCGTTTCTCTCGTGCGGAGACCTACGCGCATGAGAGGTAGAAACCTGAATGACACTCAACACCCCTGAGCTCGTAGTATCGAAGACTGAAGACCTTCTGGCCTCTGTCATCGATAGTGTTCGCGATGTGCGAAAAGAACTGGAAGCCCTGAAACTCCGGCTGCGCGATCGCGAAGACATAGAAGCCTCGCAGGCCAAGGCGCAGATGACGCAAACCGTGTCGCTGCTGAGAACCTGCCAAGAAGTGGAGAATCGTCTTGTCGAATGCAGCAGCAAACAGTCCGGAATTGCCCAAGGGGGCTACGCCCTCGACCTCGCAAAGGCACGGGCTGAGATCGGGTGCAAGCTGGATCGGCTCCGCTGCACGCACCCTGCAGGACCAATTCTTGAATGAACTAACCGAGGGAGAGCTTCTGGCTCTCCCTTACCTGTTCGAGTTCTGGGCAATGGAGCACCAACTGCCGCCGGAGGGGGACTGGCGGACGTGGGTGATCATGGGAGGGCGCGGCGCGGGCAAGACCCGGGCCGGTGCCGAATGGGTGCGCGCACAGGTCGAGGGGCCGATGCCCTTTGATCAGGGCCGTGCGCGCCGCGTGGCCCTGGTGGGGGAGACCTATGACCAGGTGCGCGAAGTGATGATTTTCGGTGACAGCGGTATTCTCGCCTGTTCGCCCCCCGACCGGCGGCCCACGTGGGAAGCGAGGCGCAAGCGGCTCGTGTGGCCCAATGGCGCAGTTGCAACTGTGCATTCCGCGCATGACCCCGAGGGTCTGCGGGGCCCGCAGTTCGATGCGGCCTGGGTGGATGAACTCGCCAAGTGGAAGAAGGCGGAAGAGACCTGGGACATGCTGCAGTTTGCGCTGCGTCTCGGCGACCGGCCGCAGGTCTGCGTGACCACAACGCCCCGGAACGTCGGCGTGCTGAAGGCGCTTCTGAAAGCGCCTTCGACTGTCGTGACCCATGCGCCGACCGAGGCAAACCGGGCCAACCTGGCGCAATCCTTCCTCGAGGAAGTTCGGGCGCGCTATGACGGAACGCGGCTGGGCCGGCAGGAACTCGACGGTGTTTTGCTGGAGGATGCCGAAGGCGCGCTCTGGACCACTGCAAGCCTCGAGGCCTGCCGCATTGCGGAGGCGCCTGAACTCGACCGCATCGTCGTGGCGCTGGACCCGGCGACGACCTCCGGGACGGCATCAGATGAATGTGGCATCGTGGTCGCTGGCGTGAAAATGAGCGGGCCGCACCAGACCTGGCGGGCCGTGATCCTCGAGGATTGCACGTTGCAGGCGGCGAGGCCGTCCGCCTGGGCGCAGGCCGCGATCTCGGCGATGGAGAAATACAGCGCGGAACGTCTGGTTGCGGAAGTGAACCAGGGTGGCCAGATGGTCGCCGAAGTGCTGCGCCAGGTGGACCCGCTCGTCCCGGTCAGGACGGTGCATGCCACGCGCGGTAAGGCCGCACGTGCTGAGCCAGTGGCGGCCCTTTATGAACAGGGGCGGGTGAAGCACCTGCCCGGGTTGCATGCGCTCGAAGACCAGATGTGCCGGATGACAGTGCAGGGATACGAGGGCAAGGGCTCGCCCGACCGGGTGGATGCGCTGGTCTGGGCGCTGCACGAGTTGATGATCGTTCCAGCGGCACAGTGGCGTGCCCCGCGGGTGCGCTCGCTGTGAGGCGACCACCGTACGGTGGGGGTTAATGGCCCGCTCGGGCACATGACCAATTTCCAACAACTTTAAATCAATTTCGATGCAGTCAGAAGCGCTGGTGGATGTTTCGCCGTGCCGCTCGAATGACCCCGTGTCGGACCCAAACGAGGAGCGAACAGAATGGTTTTTGACTTCCTGCGAGGCGGTGCCAAGATCGAGGCACCGTCACAGAAGGCAAGTGCGACCGGCCCTGTGGTCGCCTACCAGACTTCGGGTCGTGTGGCCTGGAGCCCGCGCGATTCGGTCTCTCTGACCCGGACGGGCTTTGCGAACAACCCGGTGGGGTTTCGCACGGTCAAGCTGATCGCGGAGGCCGCTGCCGCTCTGCCGCTGGTGCTGCAGGACAGCACGCAACGGTTCGAGACGCATCCGCTCCTCAGACTGATCGAGGCACCGAACCCGATGCAGGGGCGCGCAGAATTGCTGGAGGCGCTTTACGCGCAGATACTGTTGTCCGGCAACGGCTATGTCGAGGCGGTCTCGGGCGAGACAGGTCTGCCGCTGGAATTGCACGTGCTCCGGTCGGACCGGATGAGCGTCGTGCCCGGCGCGGACGGCTGGCCCGTTGCCTATGAATACAACGTCTCGGGCCGCAAGCACCGCTTTCACGTGAGCGGCGATGTCTCGCCGGTCTGTCACATCAAGAGCTTTCATCCGCAGGACGATCACTACGGTTTCAGCCCGATGCAGGCGGCGGCCATGGCGATCGATGTGCACAACTCTGCCAGCCGCTGGTCGAAGGCGCTGCTCGACAACGCAGCAAGACCTTCGGGCGCGATTGTCTACCACGGCGCCGAAGGCCAGGGCACGATGAGCAGCGACCAGTATGAGCGGCTCGTGAGCGAGATGGAGAGCCACCACCAGGGGGCGCGCAATGCTGGCCGGCCGATGCTGCTGGAAGGTGGGCTCGACTGGAAACCGATGGGCTTTTCGCCCTCCGACATGGAATTTCAGAAAACCAAGGAGTCCGCGGCGCGCGAGATCGCGCTGGCCTTCGGGGTGCCTCCCATGCTGCTGGGGATCCAGGGTGACGCGACCTACGCAAACTACCAGGAGGCACATCGGGCTTTCTACAGGCTGACGGTGCTGCCGCTGGCTACGCGGGTCACGCAATCGCTTGCCGAGTGGCTGCGCACCTTCGGAGGGGATGAACTGGTTCTGAAGCCGGACCTCGACCAGGTGCCGGCGCTCGCAGCGGAGCGCGATGCGCAGTGGAGCCGGATCGCTGGTGCCGACTTTCTGACGGATGCGGAGAAGCGGACCCTGCTCGGCCTGCCGGCGGTTTCCAGTGATGAATGAGCCTGGTGTGGACCGTTTCCAATGCGCACCGGGCCTGAGGCTGCAGGCGCATGAGCGGGTCAGCGAGATACAGAATGCCAACATCGTCGACCGGCTGAACCGGGTCGAGGAGATGATGGAACGGCTCGAACGCCGGCTATGGCTGACGGTTTACGGGATCATCGCGATGATCCTCGGCCAGGCACTGCAGTCCATCCTGGCGGCTGTGCCATGACGCCTTGTTGCGTTTCAGGTGAGAAGGAGATGAAGCGATGACGGAAGATACCGGTTTGGAGCGGAAATTTGCCCGCTTCGGAGACACAGTCGAAGTCCATGGCAGCAATGAGATCTGCGGCTATGCGAGCCTTTTTGGTGCGGTGGATCAGGGCGACGACGTTGTGGCGCCGGGCGCCTACACGGCCTCGCTGGCGGCGCTGGCGGCGAAGGGCGGCAAGGTCAAGATGCTGTGGCAGCATGATCCGTCGCAGCCCATCGGTGTCTGGGACGAGGTGCGGGAAGATGCCAGCGGTCTCTGGGTCAAGGGGCGGCTTCTCGATACGGTTGCCAGGGGGCGCGAGGCGCAAGCCCTGATCGGTGCCGGAGCCATCGATGGCCTGTCCATCGGCTATCGGACGATCAAGGCGGCAAAGAACGCCGAGGGCCAGCGCGTTCTGACTGAACTGGAGCTTTGGGAAGTGTCGCTTGTGACCTTCCCGATGCTGCCCACTGCGCGCGTCGCCTCGAAATCTGAAGAATCGGATGTCGACGCAGCTTTGCGTGACATGGCCGCCGCCTTCGAGGGTGCGCGCGCCGAACTGGCGCGCTGAACGCGCCCTTACGAAACGGTCGCAGTGTTTTTGCGGCCTCAACTTTGATCCTGGAGGGTTTGCCATGAGCAGGACCGAAAGCAAGGCGGCGGATGGGGCGCGCGTGTCCCCCGCAGAGGAAGTTCGTGAGGCCGTCCACGGCTTTGTCAGCGATTTCAAGAGCTTCAAAACCGAAATTGACCAGAAACTTCATCAAACAGAAGAGCGACTGAGCATGCTTGACCGAAAGACACAGACACCGCACCGCACGCCTCTGGGCGGCGCAACCGACCCTGCCGCACCGCACCAGAAAGCGTTCAACGCCTATCTGCGGAACGGTGACGACGATGCCCTTCGTGGCCTCGAACTGGATGTGAAATCGCTGAGCACGGCGGTGAATTCGGATGGCGGGTATCTTGTGGATCCCCAGACCTCGGAGGCAGTTCGGTCGGTTCTGAATGCAACCGCGTCGATCCGTTCCATC